TGTTAGGGGAGGCAGGATTCGAACCTGCAATAGATTAAGGGTTTACTTGTATGTATACCCAACTATAAGATTTAGCAATTTGCGCCTCACCTTACGGTGCCTTTCCGCTACTCCCCTATTTGATTATCCTACCTTTGCCAGATTGCGCAATGCCTGCATAATAGCATCGATATGCTCTGCATTAATTTTCTTTTTCTGGAGCTTTCTTTTTGATTCTTCACACATCACATAAAAAACGCTTCGGCGTACTTGTAAAGATGCTCGGATTTGTGGATCTGCTTGGCATTTAGCACTCCATTCATCATATAAAATTTGAGCAGCTTTTTTGATTATTGATTTCAGAGGACGTTTTTTTGAATAGTCTGCAATAATATCTAACAGCAAGGCAGATCGGCTTTTGCCAGCTACAAGTGCCCGTAGATCCAGTTCATTTAAAGCAGGCTTATCTATATATGCTCCAAGCAGCTTCTGCTCCAATTTTCGCTTCTGTGTTTTAGAATCAAACATAATTACTCCTTATTACTGTGCTTCGTCGCACTTTTCCCACAGTTTACAGTCATTACATTCTTGTTCATGTGGGGCTTCGTCGCAGGCTACTCCCCATTCATACCCATGTGGGCAAATTTTTTCATCTTTTTCTTCTTTCTTTTTTGTGAAGCCTTTTCCTTTACAGGGTTTGCATTTGTTTCCTTTACTGTTTTCTCCAGAGCCGCCGCAAGCAATACAAAATTGCATACCAGCAGGAGGAATCTTTTTTGCTTCACTGCGTTTTTCATCTTTCGGTTCATCTTTTTCGGACTCTGGGAGTAATTCGGCAATCAGTTCCCGTAATTCATCTTCGTCATCGCAGCCTTTGATTTCCCGTTTGCTTGCCCCCAGAGATTCGGCAAATTCTTTCAGCTCGTCTTCGTCCATTTCGGCAGGATCGTTTTCATCTTTCGGCGGATCTGGTTCTTTGTCTTTTTTCTTTTCAGTGCCTTTCTTTTTGCGTTCGGTTTTTGGCGGATTATCTTCGTCATTTTCATCCGGCATATCACCTTCGTCTGCCCCGTCTGAATAAATGATTGCTTCCAGTTGGGCATACGTCATCATCTTTGCGGCCACTGCTTTGTCCAACGAGAATGAATTTTCCTGCTCATCATCTGTCAAATCATCGTCACGGTCAAGGAAGTCAATTTGGGAAGTCTGTGGGAATTTTGTTGTGCCCAGTTGTTTTTCTTTAAATTTGGCTTCAATTCTTTTCCCTTCATCTGGAAAGCGGAAATCCATCCATGAATCTTGCCCATCTTCCAATCGGTCGTTCAATTGATCTTGGAAGTTATAAAAAGACAAATCCCAGAAATGCAACGTTTCTTCCACTTTTTTGATGTCACGTGGAATGATCAGGTATGCAACAATGTCTTTTTGTTTACAGAGTTTTGCTTCTTCTGTATTCCCATCTTTTTTAAGTTGGGTGTAATATTCACATATTGGACATTTTAAGCCAAATGTTTTCGGGCAGACATACGGCTTTTCGTTGAACCAATGCATCTTATAAGGCATTTTATACCACATTTGTCCAACTGCAATCCCATCAGGGTGTTTTGGATGTGTGACTTCATATTGGACAAAATCAAGTTTTTGCTTCCCATACATTTCTTCATATGTTGGGATTCCGTCAGGAACTTTCACCAGCATATTCCCTTTTTTGCTGGCTGTATCCTTTGCGTTCTGCCGGGTCTGCCGTCGCTGTGCTTCGCGTTCTGCTTTTCTATCTTTTTTTGCCATCTAATTTACTCCTTTTTGTTTATATTAAAAAATGCTTGATGAAATGCTACTTTTGAAAACCAGTTGACAAGCAATGCTTCTCCTATAAATAATGTAATTAATATTATTGCCCAGCTAATTAACCCCCAGTGTATTAGATTATACAATGCATCTTTCCAAGGCATTATCGCAAATAACAACAAGAATGGACAGAGCATCTTCAATCGTTTCTGCCACAATATTAGGGCAGATTTTTTCATATTTATTTATCTCCTTTCGGTCTACGTTTCATTCCACGATTCACCATCTTGCTTTGCACCTTTGCCTGTTTTTGTGCTTTTTCTGCCTTATTACTGCGTTCACTGCTGATGTCTCGAGGGACGGCTGGCCCTGCAAAGTATCCAGCAAGACATAGTCGGGTTAATGTTTCCAGCATGTTCTTCCGTTGATCAAATGATTTGACCGCTCCTTTCAAGACTGTCATATTCTTTTTAGCTTCATTCACATTATCAACAGATATCTGGTAGTCTGCGTCCATTTTGATTTGATTTGCAATCCATACTTCTGTTGGTTTTTTGTTTCCTTTGGCATCACAGGGGCAGGTTTCGTATTTGTCAATATTTTTCCTAATTGTGTCGTCCACTTCTGCCATTGTGATTTCGAGTTTATTTTTTGATTCGTCATACTCAAAGTCGGCTTGTGCAGATGCCTTAGAAATTTCCATAAAACGCATAGGCTGATCAAGGCATTCCAAATCCAATGCATCTTCATCAATCCTGAGATTTGCTTCGTAATCTAATTGCATTTATTTTCTCCTTTTATTTTTAAAGTTGGTGTAGCAGGGAAGCATGGAATGGGAGCACTACCAACCATTCGCAATTGAGCGACTTCCCATGCCGGATTTTCACCGTCTGCCTCTTGTTTAGTTATTTAAGATAAGCCCACCGTACCAATAGTGGGCTTCGGGCTTTCCCCGTCCGTTACATAATGCCCCCCTATCTTTTGGATTAAAATAAAGTGGGCTTTTGCGCCCTGTATAACTAATATACTTTTCTACAGTAACTTTTATTATTTTTATTTTTAAATATCTATAAATTCACTATCCGATAGCATGCCAACACCACCCCCGGCATCCCGATATTGTATGTCGGATCTTCGAACTCTTCCATAATCACAAACAATTGTCCGTTATCTTTCTTCAGAAGCATAGACGAACAAATACCCAGCACAGCCCGCCTGATTCCCTCTGCATCCTCATTTTTCAGGTTTGTAAGGATAGTTGCTATTGCAGGCCATTTCTTCTTGTTTAGCAGCGCCATCGTTAATTCAAAAATAGTGTTCTGCGTCTCTGCTTCCTGTGCTGCGGCTTCTTGCATATCCTCTACATCTAAGCCAGCGATCTTATCTAAGACTTTTAAGGCATTCCTGGGATATCCTATACTGTCATCAATTATCTGCTCAAGAACAGTCTCTGGCACCGTTAGCTTTTCTTTTTTGCATACCCGGTTGAGCAGTTTTCGCATTTGATCATCAGACAGCGGATTGACTTTGAGCTGAACGCATCTGCCTTTAATAGTGGGAAGAACCTTTTGCGGATCAGTCGTGCAAAGGATAAAATATACATGCTCCGGTGGTTCTTCCAGATTTTTTAATAATGCAGACATTGCATCAGGTGATAATTTGTGCATTTCATCAAGAAGGAATACCCTTGTTTTAGAATCTTCCGCAATCGGTCTGTATTGGATTTGCTTTCTGAGATTCCGAATCGTATCAATGCCCCTGAAATCAGCACTGTCCATTTCCGTATAATCATCCCCATAGGATTCCAGCAGATTCGCAATGATCCTGCCTAGCGTTGTTTTCCCGCACCCAGTCGGCCCGGTAATCATAATGCTGTGCGAAGGCGTTTCGCTTTCCAACATTGCCTGTACTGCCTGCACTGTTTTGGTATTGCCTATGAATGTTTTAAGGCGTTTCGGCCTGTACTTTCGCGCATAGCTCATATCGGACTCTCCTTCGGATATAAATGTTTAAATGCTTCCTGATCCACGCCTTTCATGCTGTGCGCCCCCATATCCAGAAAGCACTCTTTAATATTCACGTTATTCTGTCGGGCGACTTCATGGCAGGAAACATACATACCGTTATGCGCCCCCGGATGTATTATGTATTTTTTTCTGATTCTTGGCATTTTGATTTTCCTTGTTTTCTATCTATTTCTTTTATGATTTTCCAACCTTGGCATTTATTTTTACAGACTATTCTGGTTACGCCGTCCCCGTGATAATAAATAACTGGTCCTTTACAATTTGGACAAATCATATCTCAATTCCTTTCTTTTCATTCCACGGTCTATCAACTCCGCTTAAATCCGCATCAACAGACAGCGGGACATTAATCCAGTCAAACTTTTCCCTTATACTTTTCGTCATTATCTGCTTAATCATAGGCAGAACAATATGGCGTTCAGGCGGCCATAGGTGCAATAGCATTTCATCGTGTATCTGCCCCAGCATACAACTTTTCATTTTATTTTTAATCAGCCATTTATTAACTTCAGAAAATGGCCACAGCAAAAGATGAAAAGCCGTACCCTGAATAGGTGAATTACAAACTTGTTTCTGATTCATTACGCCTTGACAACGAAAACCGGTGAGCATATCAAAATACCCGTTTTCAAGGTATTCTTGATAAAACGATTCTTTCCATTGATTATAAACTTTGAATCTGTTTTCCCAGAAATCAATTTCAACTTCTTTAACATGTTCAGTAAATTTTTTTAATGTTCCTACATCAAAGTCTTTCAGATGTTTGTCAATATGCGTTCCGTTTTTCAGAATAACATCTTTTTTAATTTTCCAAAGTCCTTCAGCGCAATGAACATAATAATCTCCATAAAATTGAGCAAATACAAAAGCACCTTTTGCCCCCTGATACAAAGCGTTTTCACCTGGATTTTCTTCATTTCCTTTGTGGCTTTTATCCAAATCATCCAGCATGAATAATTGCTTTGCCATATCCCTGTGCATATTCGTGCTTTTATCTGCAACGTAACGCATCATTACCGGATCTTTATGATAAAAACACCCTGTTGCTACTTCAACCCCACTGTAATCAATCGCGCATATCTGATATCCAGGAAGTGGATAAATAGCCCGGCGTATCATGTTCATTACTTCAAAATCACGGTTAGGAATATTTTGGAAATTAATATTTGAACTTGATCCGCGATACGTCTTAACTGTATTCAGATTAAAAAATGGGTGTAA